CCTGTATTACCTGTACCGCCTGTATTACCTGTACCGCCTGTATTACCTGTACCGCCTGTATTATTAGTACTAACACCTACAGGAACACTATAAGTTAATCCGGGAGGCGGAAGCGCAGCGACTAAACCACTTGTGGGTTTATATGCAGCAAGAGCTTTTTCAGTAGCAAGTTTATTAGCTTGTTCTTGTTTTTGCGCGAAAAACTGTGTAGGGGTCATGCCAATTGCGGCTACAACATCTGTTTCTGGGATGTTGTAACGATACATTTCAGACACTACAATTTCTGGCGTAATGTTTGGTTGAGCAAAAAGATTTTTAATATTTTTAAAATATTGATCCGCTCCTATCCCGCCCGTACGAGTTGCAAACGCAAGTCCAGCAGAAGGTTGCTCAATTGGAGCGCCCATGCCTTTAGAGCCTATTGTTTGCGTTATGGTGCGAAGATTTGGTTGTCCTACATATTGAGAAACTAAAGAACCTAAACCTTTAGATGGCGCTAAATTAGTTGGCGCTTGATAAGTTGGTGTAAATCCAACTGGCGTAGAACCCGTAGGTTGGCCAGTCGGCAACCCTAAAAGAGAAAATGCTTCGTCTGTAGCATTTGCCGGATCATTATATTTAATAATAGATTTTATTTGGTCTGGTGTGTATGTTTTTAAAAGTTCTGAAACATAACCTCTTTTAGTTGGTATATCAGCCCTACTGTCCCATTGAAGCTGACCAAAGTTATATATTTTTTCAAGCCCGGATAAACCCGAAAGAATCGTGCTTCCGATTCCTGTGTTTGTACCTGTGTTTGTACCTGTGTTTGTACCTATGTTTGTACCTGTGTTTGTACCTGTGTTTGTGGCAGGTAATTTTAACCCTAATAATTCAAAATTGCTTTCAGTTAATGCGGCTGGATTAGGTTCAACTCTAGAAATTTCACTTCTAATTTGTGGTATTGTATACCCATCATTCTTCATTTGTTGAACAAGATTTTGTTTATACTCCAAACTAGCTGAAGTGTTAATTGGGTATTTATTGAAAAGGGATAATTGAGTTCCTGTGTTTGTACCTGTGTTTGTACCTGTGTTTGTACCTGTGTTTGTACCTGTGTTTGTGGCAGGTAATTTTAACCCTAATAATTCAAAATTGCTTTCAGTTAATGCAGCTGGATTAGGTTCAACTCTAGAAATTTCACTTCTAATTTGTGGTATTGTATACCCATCATTCTTCATTTGTTGAACAAGATTTTGTTTATCTTCCAAATTAGCTGAAGTGTTAATTGGGTATTCATTAAAAAGGGATAATTGAGTTCCTGTTGGCCTTACAGTATTTTGGTCAATAAAATCTTGTTGGGCTTCATCTCTAGATCCGGGAAAAATAGTTAAATCTTGTTGGGCTTCATCTCTAGATCCGGGAAAAATAGTTAAATATTGTCGATCTATTTGCAAAATAGCATCGGCAGCAGCTCTGTAAGCAGGATCATTTTTGTAATCAACGTCGTATCTAGAAATAAGATCTCTTACATCTGCAGGAGTAGCTCCAGTTGACAGGATTTCTGAAACTAAATATCTTTTTTCTTCCGGCGAACTTGCCGTATTCCATAATATGGGTTCGTCTAAAGCGTTTACATAACCTGTATTAATTATAGCCATAATTTATCTCACGCAATGGTAACAGTCGGGGCGTGGCCCAAAAATGCAATTACACCAGACCCAGGAATTATAGACTTTTTAATTGTAGGCGCGTGACCTGCAACCACTAACGCTCCTGTAAACGGTATGGTAAACTGCGCTGGTAACGCAGACACCCAAGACATTGTAACAATAACGGACGGAATAGCTGGTCTTGTAGGACTAGATGGCGCGGCGTAGTGTTCTATATAAGTATCGACATTTGTCGTACGCCACATTAATTCTACGTATTCTCCAGCATTTAAATCTATAAAAAAATTAAGAGCAGCAACAGTGTGATAAAAATCGCCTGGACTTTTACGAGCCGATAAACCAAAACGACTATTTGAGTTTGGGATATTAGTGCCGTTTTTACGAAACCATATATCTATATCTTGAGAAGCGTTGGTATCATTTACAAGTTGCACGCTAAATTGTAGATTGTAAATACCTGAAATATCTACACTAATACGAGAACTATTTGTAACACGTACAGCAGATGCAATGCTGGTTGTGTTTAGTGTTATTGCATAAGCTACGGTAGTGCTTCCTGCAATTTGATCTGTTGTATCGTAAAAAGACCCGTAAGGAAACTCTAACCCACGCCCGAAGCCAGTTATCGAAGAAGCATTGACGTTCCCGCCAGTAAATGACCCGCCAATAAACTCACTAGCTTGATAAGATTGAGCTTCGTTAGGAGCTAAAGAATCAAGCCGGTTAAAGTACAGCCTCAACGAACGGTTAAGTTCATTTTGCTGACGAACATCGTATTGTGGAGATGGCAGCGGTAACGCAGGAGCCTTAAACCCTACAAGCGCCATAATTATCTCTTACCATCAGGTCTAACGTCAAGACGTAACGAACCAAGCTGCCATTGCACTCCAAGATCTTCAGAGGCTATTTTTAAAGCCATTTGCCGCCCACGAGCACGGATAAATACTTGTTCTGTATACTGATCGACAGTTGCAGTATTAGCCACAACGCTCTGTGTCTCTGATGCTGTATTGGTATAGGCGCTTCCTGAAAATCTTTTAGGACGAATTGTCATTGTTACAGTAGGAGATGTAGCTGTAGATTCAGTGAAATTAAAGTCTGGTAACAATCTGCGGGTAAGCATAAATTGTTCGCCGTCGGCTAAATCAAAATCAGAAGATTGTATAAAAGATTCCATCGGAGCATCGCCATCGTTTATTCCCAGCTCATGCTCGTACTGGTAACCTACAGCATCATTTTCTCCTGTTCTACATGCAATTGGATTTCCTCTTAGTGCCGTATCAAGCCATGCTGTACGTACAATACTACCGTAATACCAAGCATTTTCTAAATGATTAAAAATTACGTACCTGTTATTCCAGTTAGAGTCTTGGCTTGGATAAAACCACCAGATTTCAGTAAAACCTTCGTTCGTACCAGAAACTATTTGATCTGTTTGGTTAAAGTTAATATCTTGAAAAACATACTGCCTTAATGAACAAGGTAAAGTCTGAACTTGCCCGCTGTAGAAATAAAACTTATCTTGCCCCATCCAATACACAACATTATTCGCTGAAGCTACTGCACGCGGCCCGATAATAGATATGTTGTCTGCAAGTTCTTGAAGTCCAAATACGTCTGTGGTTCCAAGATATTGCAAGGAATAAAGACTAGAGTTAGTCCACACCAAAATTTCTTGGCGTGTTGCAAGTGCGCGGACAATTGCTGAACCTCTGGATACTCTTATAAATCCAGCAGAAGTTACAGTTGAAGGCGTCCAGTTTTGGGGTTCATCTTGGTTTGCCCATCGAATAAGCAACGGATCATAGTCTGTAGACAAGCCAGCGTATGGTTGGCATCCAAACGCAAGTAAATGCTTATCGTTCTGAGATACAAGCGTCTGCATAGCCGCGTTGGGTACATCACTTGCACCTGTCAAAGTAGATAAAAGCACAGCACGAGTATTTAGTGCAGTAGATGGACTGGTTAAACTTCCACGTTCCCAGTAATAAATTGCACCCCTGCGGATATTCATAACAAGGTCATTGTCAAAGTTATCAAACCACCAATCTCGCTGCAGCAGTGCAACAGGTGTAGACCCGCCTAAACCCCAACCGTAATTTCCGTTGTAAGCGCTTGCGCCCCAACCATAACCAAACGTAGTGTTAACGTAACCAGAAGCTACGCCGTAATTAGCGCTAACAGAGCCGCCGCCCGGAGACCCAGAAGCATCAGTTGCATTAGCTGTAACAAGCGTAACGGAATTTAAATTAGTAGGTGAACGTGCTTCTATGGTGTATGAGTTAGCATTAACCTTCGTAATTTTATAGTCTTGATTAAGTACCGCAGCCGTAATATTTCCACCAAGTCCCGTAGCCCCACTAAAAGTCACATAGTCCCCAGTTTCAGCACCATGTACTGTATGCGACACTGTAATAGTTGAAGAACCGTTAGTTGCTGTAAAGGGGTTACTTAAACTGGCTGTGGCACGAGATGGAGTTACGTTGTAATAAACACCCCCAGTTTCTATATAAACATGATTGTTTGTACCCAGGGCTAATAAATTATCGCTTTGGGACGTAATCCAATTAAAAAGCTGTCTACAAACACCGAAGAAAAAATTAGGTGTAGGTTTTTGCCATCCACCTAGTTTTTGTGGATAACCTGAGAAAAAACGAATTTTGTCGCATTCATACCAGCCGCCTTCGCCCGAATAGCTGGTTTGATCTCTGTTAATACCCGGTCGAAAATTAAGTTTAAGAAACGGCATGGTTACCTCATCAATGCAGCTTCAGCCGCACGGCGGCGGGTAAGACCGGGGAGGATGCGACCTGCGGCTTTATTCCATTTGAGGCACTCATTTGCTGCACCGTCCCAATCTCCCGCGTCAACACGTCGTTTAAACGTCGATACCCTGTAATTTCCTAATCCGCAATTGTATGCCCAGCTTACTGTTGCAGCAATGCGTCTCGGGGAGGCGCTTGGAAACGTCAAACTAAGTTTGCAAAGTCCTACATAAAAGTATTCAATGTGATGATCCAAGGCATCCTCACACTGCTTCATTGTCCAAATAGTTCCCGGCTGGATGTCAGGGCCAGTAGACCCCCAGCCAATTGTCCAAGGATTTCCCTTGGTTCCCGGATCGGGATAAGAGGTTACGTTTCCATCAGGCAGACGTTTAGCCAGCCCTTCAAAGGGTTTTATTAATACGTCTCTAGCTAGCGCTTTTGCCTCTTCATTCACGACTTCTGATACTTCTCTATACTGCGACCAACAAACCAAAATGTAAGGCACATGGTAAATACACTAAAATCATTTTCATTCCAATTGGCTTTTAAAACTTCGTACCACGGTGCATCCGATAAGAACGCCATATAGATAGCGCAAGCTTTAACGGCTGCATACATACCGAACAAGCACCATGTAATCCCCGGACGAACAAGTGCCGAGATTGCAGATACGAACCATCCGGCGGATTTTGCAGTTTCTGATTGCTCACGGAAAGCCTCTTTGATTGCGTCTAATTGGGTGATGCTGTAGTCAACGTATTTCTCTTCAACGCGAAACTCTCCCCTGAGTTTTTCCAGATCCGTTTGTAAGCGGAACATATTCAACTCGTGAGCGCGTTCATTCCCTTTATCTAGGAATTTCAGCACTTCCGGTGCAAGTCTAAATAGCCCTCCGAATATGGAGCCTAAAAGACCGCCTGAGAGGAGATCAAACATCTTCTTTGGGAGCAGGCAACTGAGGAACCGCCTGAGATTTGATCTTATCAACCAGTGCAGCTACTTGGACATACGGCATGTTGCCCAATGCAGCCATAATCTGATTGACTTCGTCGATGCTGAATTCTAATTTAATCATGATTG